ATTACAGAGTCATCTAGTGTTGATAAATTCCAATTTAAAGATTGTAATAGTTCTAATTCTATTTTAATATATTCTTTTATGTTTATATCTAAACTGTTAGTAATATCATGAATATTGTAATTATAATCATTCATATACTTATTTGCTAATATAATCGCACATAACGTGTAATTATGCAAATTAGATGGATTGATATTTTTACAATATTGGATATATGAAAGTCCTAAGAAGATAGAACTATATTCTATTTTATGACTCTTAAATAAAAAATTAATTTTAGTTTTTAATTCACCTCTTGGTTTAAAATAATTCATTATTTAATTATTTATATTAAAATTTCAGTTTTATTATGATTTATGATCTCAAGGATATTGTTTATAGCTGAAATATAGTCGTAAATTTTATTTCCACCTGTAATAATAATACTACCAGGTCTAAATATTAATATCGAAATTATATTAGGATACTTTTTTTTAAATCCATGTTCTAACTGAAACTTTGCGTAGTCTAATAGATTGTAGTCTGTGATAAACTTTGCGTTAATGCCTGGATACTTAGAACTTTGATAAACGACTTGTAAGAAATTAAAATTTTTATCAATTGTTTTTTCTGACAAAATTTCTGTTAAAACTTCTTGATTTATATTCTGTTTAATTTTAAAATCTGTATTGATCATGACTATTTTAGCATCGGATATCTTAGACTTTTCCATAAAACACCCATTGTTTAATATTCTGTTATATGCCTTTCTAATTGCGTAACAACAACTCCTGATACTATTACATCCAGCAGCCTGAATCTTTCCATTCGGGAAAAACTTTACAGAAACATCATTTTTACTCTTCTTTGTATTCTTATCACACTGATATTTAACTGTCATTCTCATCAGTAAACTATTATAAAAACAATCTTTCTTATTTGTTTCCTTTGTTTTTTTAGCATGTGGGGAATATTTTACAGATTCTGCGTAAAGATCTGCTAATGTGTCCAAGTCAACATGACTATTAAAGTTACAACAGAGTGTCATTGTAGAAATAGACATCGGCTGTAATATAAGTGGAGAATCTAAATTTTTAAGAGTACTAAGATGTTCTTCGAATGTATTCCAGTTTTCATCACAAATACAATTGAAGTACTTCTTTTTTGGGTCACATAAAGAACAAAATTTAAAACTAGCATCAGGGGAACTAGGTGTCGACGAATCCGACATTTCTTTATATTAAATATACAGTGTCTTTAAGTTATTTATAATGTCGTAACATCAGATATCTTCATTGATCATTATTCCTACTAAATAGTTAATAATATAATACTTATTGATATCGTTGTGTCTTTCTAGTATATCGATGAAGTGTTGTACTATGCTACGAGCTTGTTGTCTGCATCTTATAAGTAGATAGTATACATATGTCATAATTTGAGGAATAGCAAAATTATAAATATATTCTGATGTTATAACGGGTGTAGACATAATATTGTTAATTATATCATTGAGACAGCATAAAATAGTTAATAATTCTGTTCGTCTTTGTAAAGATATGTTATTCCTTTGAGATACATTAATTTGTTTCTTTTTATAAAATTTAGCTAATGTATTGATTTCTTTAATTTTTTCTGGAGCTATAGTTTCTTTTGTGAATGGATCTCGAAAGTCTTTAGAACTATTGTAATAACCTATTAAACCATCGATCGAGTAGTATCTAAGTTTATTTTTATTTTTAAGTGAAATAAAAGGATATTCTAGTGAGTCTAATGTTATTGGGCATACATCAGACCCAATCCATTTTCTCCTGATAAATTGTTGTATAAAACAAACAGCTTTAAAATAATTAATATAATTTATCAGGTGGGGTTTATTTAATTTTGAGTAATTTTTGAGATGATTGATTTTACATAAATTTTTAAGATTTGTGATTTTGTATAAATTCGAGTACTGAATTAGCATTAATATAAACTAATAAAAAATAAAATTATATTTAAACATTTAATTTATAATAAATGTAATAATGACCACAAATTTAGTGAGCATTGATGTTGGCTATAGTAATATGGCTATTGTCGAATTAAGTACAGATTTTAAAGATTTTACAGTTAATAGTGTGCATAAAATAGATCTATCTAATTTTAACGAAAGAGAAGTGTATATGTCAATGATTAAATTTATATCAGAATATAAAGATCTATTTAATAATGCTGATTTAATTTTGATAGAAAGACAACCACCACAAGGTCTTACTAACATTCAGGACATATTAGCATATAACTTTTCATTTAAAGTTAAATTAATATGTCCAAGAAGTATGCATAAACATTTTATGATCTCCAAATTAGACTATGAATCTCGAAAACAGCACACTGTTAAAATAACATCTAAGTATCTTAAAGACTTCCTAGTATTTGATAATGAATCTAGAAAGCATGATATAGCAGACGCTTTTTGTTTAGCATTATATTATATAGAAAAAAATAAAACCCAAGAAATAGTAACTCCAGAACCTATTCCAGACAATTTAGAAGACTTCTTTAATTCATTTAGATATAAGCCAGTTAAGTCGCGTATTTTTCAGTAAACATCTTCGCATTTTTGATAAATAATTCTGGACTACATTTCATTTCATTCGCGATACTATCTACCAACGGATCATCAGGATTTGGTTCTGATAGCAGACTACTTAACGAATACATAACTTTAGATATGGTTAAAATTGGACTCCATTCATCTTTTAAAATATCTAAACATATAGCGCCATTTTCATTAATATTTGGGTGATATATTTTAGTTTTAAATAAAATTAACGGAGGATTGTATGGATAATCTGACGGGAAAGTAATATTTATATAAAATTTTCCACTTTCATATGGTGTGTCTTTTGGACCGATTATATAACCCTCCCAGTTTGTTATTTTATCTTCTTTTGGACTAATAACAAATACATTATTATCTTCATTTGATAACTGAGATAATTCAGATAATAATCTCTTCTTCGCCATTAATTTTCTTAAATATTTTAAATAATTAATTTATGTGTACATTCCATATGGGGGTTCATTAGTAGTCTCTTTTCTAGTTAATAAAAATTGATTAATAGACTCAATTATATCATCTTGTGTTAATATCTTATCATTACTTAAAAAATTTTTCCTAATATTTATAATTTTAGCCTTTGCTAATATATTTTCTATGTCACCACCATTACCATTGAGATATTGTTTATTTTTTAATATTAAACTTCTTACTTTATCGAATGATTCTTCATAGTCCCATTCTGAAGAATCTATTTTAATTTTAAGAACATTCATTAATTCTTCTACATCGAACTCATTAATAGAAAAAGTCCAAGGAAATCTTCTTTTTAATCCCGGATTTTTAGCAAAGAAACAATATTCTAATTCATTTTTATATCCTGCTATAATACATATTAAGTCGTGAGAATGTTCTGTTAAATATTGATTTATTGCATCTATTGCCTCTTTAGAGTAAGAGTCACCTTTCGAATCATCTCCTAAAGAGTATGCCTCATCAATGAACATTACGCCGTTTTTGCATTCTTCTAGGGTTTCCATCGTTTTAATTGTTGTTTCTCCAAGATACTGTCCGATTAAGTCTTCCCGTTTTACTTCTCGAAACTTGTTTTTCTTTAAAATACCGAGTCCAGCATATATTTTTGCCATTATCCGCGCAACCGATGTTTTACCTGTACCCGGTGGTCCATATATAACCGTATGCATCATAATAGATTCGTCTACCTCTTTTATAAAGAATAGGATTTGATCTATAAGTTGCTGTTTTAATACTTTTAAACCAATTAAATTGTTTAGCTCATATAGTTCATCTAATATATTTGTTAACTTATTAAATTTTTTAGGTAATTGGCGTTTAGTTTTTTTACTACACGGCTTAATCATGAAGTCTTCTACCATGTTAATTAACGATTCGAGATCTGATATGTTATATTCACTAATATTAAACTCATCTCCTGAAGAGTCGTCATACTTTCTCTTTCTACTGTTCATAATCTGCTTGTTATATCTTAACATTTTTTCTAATAAATATATTAGAGATATTCTTATATATATTTAAAGAATGATAGACGTCACCATTGCAAATAAATTTAAAGTCGGTATTCCTAAAGTACACAATTGTTACAATATTTTTAATCAGTTAGTGTTTACTAAACAAGTTCAGAGTCATAAACTTACAGATACAGATAAAATATTACTGAATAAATTATTAGATAACGTTAAAGATAATACAATATATGACTATCCTTTACAAAAATTTTATGTATATATGATTATATTTTTCTCCAATTTTATTTCAGAGGGTATCTTTTTAGATATTGATGATGAATATATGAATATTATAATACAAGTTTTATTAAATACCAATATCACCGAAGAACTATTTAAATTGTTATAAAATCACTTTAAGAATATATCCTATATATTAGTAATGGGATTTTATGTTCCTTATAATTATATTAAGTTATACTCTTCTAAAGATCAGGGAACTAAAACTTTAGATATTATAAAATTGTATTGTTTTAAAGACTCTATTATAACCGATGCAACAGCAGGTATTGGAGGTAATTCCGTGATATTTGCTAATTATTATAAAACAGTTAATTGTATAGAAATAGATAAAGATGCGTTTAAAGTGTTAAAATCTAATTTAAAATGGTTAATAAACTGTAATTTTTACAATAACGACTATCTATCTATATGCAAAACATTAAAGCAAGATATTATATTTTTAGATCCACCATGGGAACTTAATTACAAGAGTAAAAAGGAATCTGAACTAGAACTTTCTGGTGTTCATATTAAAAATGTAATAGAAAATTTATACACTTACTGTAAAATTATAGCTCTTAAATGTCCAATTAATTTTGAATGTATAGTTAATAGTTGGGACTTTACAACTCATTATATCCATAAGAATAGAAGAGTAATGTATAAAATTATAATATATCATAAATATACTTAAGGGTATTTTAATATTTAAAGTTAATATCATATCAGCTCCTATAGTGTAGTGGTAATCACTAAGGACTTTGAATCCTTCAACCTCGGTTCGAATCCGAGTGGGAGCTGAAATGATATTATAAAATCACTTTAAGACTAATATAATAATTAAAAAATGTCTATTACACCAAAGGGTTATAGAATTGATTTAGACCATCCAAAATTAAAGGAAATAGTAAAAGATCTTACTGTTAAACCTTTTAGTGTTGATGGCCCAGTTAAACAGTATAAAGTATTTAGAAAAAGTGAAAAATATTTATATGGACCTCGTTTCTATATGATAGATAAACTAGGACTACCTGAATTAGTATCTTATCATCCTATAGAACAGGTAAATATAAATATAAGTAACAGTCCACGAGACTATCAGTTAGAACCGTCACACCAGGTTTTAGATCATATACTCAAAAATTATTCTGCTGTATGTTCACTTTATACTGGATGGGGTAAAACTTTTTTAGCTCTTTGGTTAGCTAAACAATTGGGATGTAAAACTCTTGTTGTAGTTCATACACGAAGTCTACTAGATCAGTGGGTAGTTAAAATTAAAGAATTTACAGGAATAGATGCCGGAATTATTCAACAAGATAGAGTTATAGTAGATTCTCCGATATGCGTTGGAATAATTCATTCATTGTGTATTAGGAATTATCCTCAAGAAGTTACACAGGGTTTTGGATTTGTTGTATTTGATGAAGTTCATCATACTCCAAGTGAAATGTTCTCTGGAGTGTTTTACAAAATGTTTATAAAATATTCACTGGGATTATCTGCTACACTAAAAAGATCTGATGGATTATCTAAAGTGATTAATTGGTTTCTTGGAGAAACGGTAGTTGATATTAAACAGGTCACTGGAAAGCCTGATATTCAGTTATGTCCATTTTATCCAACCGTACCGTTTGAAGAAGAAGTAATGATAAACGGGAAACCAAATAGAATGGCTATGATAGTAAACATGTGTAATAGTAGAGAAAGAAATAATTTTATATTAGACATCATTAATAAAAATAAACATAGAGTGATACTAGTTTTAACACAAATAAGAAACCACGCAGAATACTTACATTCTCAGTTAAGTAATTCAGGTCTTTATATGGGTGGGATGACAATCGAACAATTAAATGAAAGCAATAAAAAAGATATCATAATAGGTACATATAATATGGCTAGTGAAGGATATGATAATCCTCGTTTAGATACACTTTTATTAGCAACACCTAAAAGTGATGTAGAACAAGCTGTTGGAAGAATACTAAGAAAACAAAATGAAAATCCACCACTCGTTATAGATATTCAGGATTTTTATTCTACTTTCACATACTCTAACTATAAACGATTAAACTTTTACAAAAAAAGAGGATTCTTAAAACAAAAAGAAGATTCCGTTATTGATATTGATATTAGAGATTAAATAAAAGTTTCTATATTATTTTTTGTTAAAAATATAAACCATGCTAATCTATACAAGAATGGTACGATTATCATTTACCCTATCTAATGGGTAATAAAGTTTCTAATATTAAATTAAAAATAGTTACAACATCGATGTTTCCTGACATGTATTTAATACAATTTTCGTGTAAGTTGTCACCAGGTGTGCAAGTAGACGATATAACATTTCCATATAAAAGTAAAGTACATCAAATATATACAGTAGATCGTAATATAGTACAACTTGAACCAACTCAGAAAACAGTTGGTACACATATTAATGTTAGATCTAAAATTGTTGCCATAGACACCTAGCCTTAGGTCTAACTGTATTAAAGATACTAATTATAACAAATTAATGGAGGTAGAACCTAATGTAGAACCTAAGAATAATAAAATGTTAAATTATGAAGAACTAATGTCTAAACAACCTAATGAAATTATCTATATACTTATCCAAAAAATTAATGCGCAACAGAATGAAATTTCTGGGTTATGGAACAGACTTCGAAAGGCTCAAAAAAGAACATAATTACTTATGTTTAGTCATTGTATATAAACGGTAATGATTAAATACAGTATAAACATAACAACCAATGGTTCCGAGTTAACCTGTTTATCTTCAGTATAGTGATTATATGCTCTCCAGATATTTAATATTATAAATACCAAGCTTAAAACTGTACCAATTAAGTATAAAATTACTTCTATTTTCATTTAATTATAGATAAATTAATTTAAAGATATAATGTATAAAATATTATGGTTCCATAGCTCAGTTGGTTAGAGCACACGGCTGTTAACCGTGGGGTCAAGGGTTCGATCCCCTTTGGAACCGTTCAAGAAGATTCTTATTAAGAATTTTGTTGAATAAATAATATTTCCATATATTAATGGACTATCCTGTATTTATAGTAAATATAATTGTTCACGTTTCTGTTATGACTATTTTTCTTACCATATTCTTCTTTACCATAGCTTCACGTCAGGAGAAGAATATTACTGAAAACCAAATTAATTTTTTACTAAATGATAGCATTAAAGACGAGGTAAGTGCTTTACCAGAAAACATTAAAGCTAAATTAAAGCAAAAGGTAGACTCTTCTTTAGATAAGAATAAAGACTCTTTAGCTAAAGAGGATCAGGAGGTTGCTAGTAAAAATCAAGAGCTTACAGATTATATGACAAATTTAATATTCATTATTTTAGTTGGTACAGCTTTTTTTGTATTTATAGCTTACTATTATTTTAAGTGGGACATAAGTAAATTGCAGTATATATTAATATCATCTGGTACAACTTTAGTTTTTGTAGCTTTAACTGAGACTGTATTTTTATTTTTAATCCCATCTAATTATTTAGCTATAGATCCTAATAAAGTAAAATATAAAATTATAAATAAAATATTGGTACCTAAATAATGGATACAAGTAACTTACTAATAAGTGTAACTCTACATGTATTTTTACTGTTTGTATTTTTATCTATATTATTTTGGACAGTAATAAGTCCGACTGAAACTAAATCTTTCACGTCAGAATTAGATAAAAGTATTAATGATATCGATTACAAAGAATCAGTTCCAAAAGAGGTTAAAGATTATCTATTAGCTATATATGACACAGATAACATAACACAGAACAAAAATAATTCTATGCTACTGTTACTTAATGTAACTATTATTGTACTTTTATTTATAATACTAGTCACACAGATAATCTTTCATCATTTACGAGGTGGTACTGTAGAGTACGGAGAAATTATATTAGAAAATATAATTATACTTGTATTTGTCGGTATAATAGAATTTTTATTTTTTAGAAACATAGCCAGTCATTATATTCCTGTTAAACCATCTTATATGACTGATGTTATAAAACAAAATATAGATAATGCGTAAAAAAAATCTTTATAATTAATTAATAAATGTCACAAGGTTACTTTTCTGAAAGTGCAAAAAAATTAGCTCGTGCTAATGGAATTAATGTATCTGATATATATACTCATAGAGATGATGGTTTAGCTACAGTAGATAATGTTAAGTGTGCAATTCTTAAAAGACACAAAGAGGGATTTCTTGTACAACTACAATTAGGATTTACCGGTATCAATCCTATAAAAACTAATATGGAATTACTAAAAAAATGGTACAAGAAACATGCTGAATCTGCTAAATATGTTGTGGATGTTTCCGATATTAAAGTTTACATAGTACCTGCGCGAATTCAAGATCCCAAGAATCCACCAAGACATCCCCCTATGACTCTCCAAATTGATTACAGATTACACGATAATAGAAGAAGTGAAGTAGAACTTGCTAATAGATTTATTGTTGACCCAGATGATGATGGTAATTATCCAATTTATGTTAAAAATGGTAAAATTACATCAATAAATGTAAACGTTCCAAATGGAGGAGAAAGTAGGCTCGTCGTTGGTGAAGTTATTAATTCACGCATAGTACCTTTAAATAATGCTAATGGTTTTGGTAAAAACTTTGGATTAGGAATGATGGGTAATCCAATTCCCTTTAAAACTAGATAAATAACTTAAAGGTTTGTACTATACTATACTATATGACTAGTATCAAGGTTTGGGAATTTGGTAACGGATGCTGGCGTCAAGTATTCACATATGATCATGTAGAAACAAAAGATGAATATAAGTACTTTCGAGTACTACTCGATGGTCATAAAGAATTCTATAAGTCTGCACAGGATTATAAAATCCACAAATCAGTTAAAAAATTGGTTACGGTAAATGGTGTAGAATATTAATATTGTTATAGTATAAATGAATGACTTGTGCAAAATTTACATTTTCATTTATATTTGCTATCTCTTATTTGGGTATGAATTTATAACTAAAATAATAAATGGTAAGAATATAAATGTTATTAATGGTAATATAGCACTCAAAAGAATCTTACAATTATCTTTAATAACTCTACTTATTAACGCCTTGTTTTTTAATAGTGGATTTGATATCACAATATTTGTAGTTGCTTTATTATTAAATATAATTGTATGTGTAGGGTATTTTATTAAATTTTATCCCTTAACAGACCCATTAACATGGCTCTTTCATATCCTATGGGCAATTCCAATTATTTTTACTCCAATGTTTTGTAAAATTACAGGGACTTTTAATGGAGAAATTTTATTAATTGTTATCACAATTCTATTACTGTACAAAGTTGTACTCGAAGAATATGTATACTCTCAGAGGTAAGACAAACCCTGTAGTAGAGAGTCAGCAAGGTCATCTTTCTTTTTATTACTCATAAAGTACTTTAACCATTCGGATTCTGATAGTAGGTATTTTGTTTCTTCTATTGCTAATTTTTTATTACGGGAATACTTAGTTTTTGCTGTAACTTGTGCGACATTAACATTTTTTAATTTATGCTTTGCAGAATAAAACATTATCTTAACATTTCTATCTTGTTCATGAGCTATTCTAAGTGTAAAATATGTATACAAACATCCACCAATTATTCTCATTTTAGGATTAAATGATGGTTGTTTTTCTATTAAAATCACAGTGGATTCTAATAAATGTGGTAAAGTATCCAATTCTTTAATTAAAGTCAATATATGATTACTAGATGTACAATCTATGACATTCCAATCTAATATATTCCATGTGTTTTCACTTGTATCAATTAGACAATATGCTAAATTTTTAATCCCAACATCAAAACTAAGTATCATTAATTCTACATTTTATTAATTCTTTAAATTTAAATATTATAGAATTAATAATGGGAAATAAAACACGATCATCCATAACTATTAATAGTTCTACCTTGGGGTCTCATGCAATTACTAGTTTAAATGCTACTGATATCACTGTTTCTAATTCTGTAACAACAAATAGTTTATATGCAGAAAATCTTATTGTTAACGGGAATAATGTTACGCAGGTTTTACAGGCTGGTGGTAGTTTAAATGCAACTAGTCTATCTGGAGATTCGGCCACTATATCCGGCACTTTAACAGCGGGTAGTGTTATAACAAACTCAACTGGTGTTGTATTAGCTAGTGGAAACCTTATAAGTAACACAGTTACTATCGACCTAAATACTATACAACAGTCAAGTTCTTATACGCAATCATCTATAGTAAATCCCTCACCATCTGCTCATGTTGGATATATATGTGTATCTTTAATAGATAGTAATAATTTAACAGGATCTATAGCATTGTATACAAGAGGTAAAATGTGGAATGTAACCGTTTATACTGTTATTTTTGAGAAAAATACCAATAATGATTCATCAATTAGCTTAAACACAGACACTGGAATATTAACAATATCAACAAATAATGATATAACATTCGAAATTAAAGCGCTTAATTTATTTGAAAAATAATCTTTACATTTATTAAAATGGGGCTTACAGCAACAGGTTATAAAATTCACAATGATAAGGTTACACTTGATTCTGTATATATAAATGTAAGAGATCTTTCTACTAATAAAGAAACTTCTACGAATGGTAATAGCAGTACCAGTAGTAGTTATGTATTTACGTGTAGTTGTCATGTTAAATTAGAAGATACACGAGTAGACATAATAAAAATTAATATTCGACAAGACAGTCCCATTGTAGAAAATCTATGGGAAAAAGCTTATACTATTTTAAAGGAAAAACTAACAGAAAAATCTATAACTTTCACCGATAGTGTTTAATTTTAATAAATAAGGAATATTTTCAAAAAAAAAAATATAATTTATTTATTAAACATGCCGACAACTAAATCTATAGCAAATATTGGATCTACTACTATAGACGTAGTAAAAAATGGTACTGGTTCAGCCGATGAGGTTAATTTTAGTGTATATAATGGCACGTCTCCAAACACAGTTATGCAAATTGGTGGAGATGGTAGTTCATCAAATACATCGATCACCACAGGTTCTGTATCTATCAATAATCTAACAGTTAATGGCACAATAACAACTTCAGGTAGTACTTCAGCTCCAACAGTTACAATTGGCGAACAGCTACTATTTACAGACAAAGCTACAACAGATTCTGTTCCTAAGGCATCTATATATGCACTTACTGATCCAAACAATGGAACTAATCACCAACTTATAATTGATCCTTACAAAGAAGACGATCCATCAGCTGCATCTACTAATAGTGGAACTGTATATATTCGTGGCGCTCTTGTTGTAGAAGGCGATAAAACTATTTTAGATACAGCTACAACTGTTACATCTGAAAATGCCATTCGTGTAAATACTACAGGGGATGGCAGTACGGCTGGGGGCGCAACATATGGTGGTTTAGAATTTTTATATGATAATGGTGGTACAACTGAAACAAAAAGTTTATATTATGATCATAGTGGACCGCATTGGACTACGGGGAATACAGATTTTAAATCCACTGGTCAAATTTATGGTGCTACATTAACTGATGGCACTGCTACATTAACTGGAGGAACTCTTACAGGTGATGTAAACGGTGATGTAACATCATCGGGAACTTCGTCATTTTCTAATGTCGATATCAATGGTGGTAACATTGATGGTACAAAAATTGGTGTAACTACAGCCGACTCGGGTAGATTTACAACTATTTTAGCGTCAGCTTCTATTTCAACAAATGGTGCTATTACAGCATCTGGTAGTATTACAGCAAATGGTGGATTATCTGTTGCAAGTGGTCAGAGTTTTACCGCAGATACTGTTAGTATTACTGGTGGCAGTATCGATGGTACAGTAATTGGTGCAACCACTGCAGTATCCGGATCATTTACAACTATTACCGCTTCGGGTACTGTCACAGGTAGTTCATTAACTGATGGAACTGCTAATCTTTCGAGTGGTGCTCTAACGGGTGCTACTACAATTAATGCATCTGGTGCTATCACAGGTGGTTCATTAACTGATGGAACTGCTAATCTTTCGAGTGGTGCTCTAACGGGTGCTACTACAATTAATGCATCTGGTACTGTCACAGGTGG